TTGTAATTTAAGTTCTTCTTGACTTCTTAAAAGGCTTTCAGTAGCTCCCCTATTTGATTTACCAAATTCATTTACATTTTTGCTTTGGCTGTCTAGAAAAGCTTGTATACGATCAGGCCCTATAGCCTTACCTGCTCTATCTCTTAGCCCAGCTAGCGTTCCAAATTCTTTCTTATATGCTCTTTCTTGAGCAGCAAGAAGGCTCTTGTTTCTCTTTTCTGCAATTTCTATTCTCTTTGCATAAAAAGCTCTTGTCAATTCTAACCCTTTCTTTTCAAGACTTTGTGCGCCAACTACCCCTACTTTTGAAGGAGCAGTGATAATTCCCTTTAAAAGATCTAAGAAAAATTTTCTTCCAGATTCAAATAACAAAGTCACTTTTACTAGCAAACCTGTCAAACCTAAAGGATTTTCTAATGCATAATTTTTGAAAAATTCTACAATACTATTTACAATTCTTTTCGCAAATCCCGCAATTGCCCCAGCAACTCCGTCACCTTTAAAACCAGAAGCAATACCTAGCGCAAAAGCAACAGAAACGAGCCCTGCAAATATAGATCTTACTTTTTCTGAAGCAATCGCTGCAAATATCGATATAGAAAATATACCATACATTATTTTTCTTAAATTTTCTTTAAACTTTTGAGTGAAACCTTCTTCAACTATTTCGCCACTAACGGAGGATGCATTAACTCTGTTGCTTATATTATTTTCGCCAATAGCTTTTTGTTCTTTATTAAAACCTAAAGAGCTAGATATTCTTTCAATAAAGTTACTTCTTTTAAATTTATCTACTAATGTATTAAAAAAGTTTATAAAAGACTCAATAATTCTACTAAAAACATCTTGAATAGGTTCAATAATAGGCCTTAATAGTCTATTAGCTACGGCACCCATTGCTTCTAAGAAACCCGTAAATGATTTAATAATATTTTCGCCAATTATCTTAAAAGAAATTATAGACTTATCGAGTAGAGATTCAGCATTTGTTTGACTTATTTTTTCAGGTATTTCTTGTAAACTTTTAGATAATACCGAAATTGAAAACCCTGCAAGAGATATTAAGGCTACTATGCTTGATAATCTGCCTAAAATACCTAATGTACCTGAAAAGAATCTGGCAAAGCTTAGTGCGGAAAATACGCTTAAAAGCCCAGCAAACAGTGTTGAGGCATTCTTTGTAAATACTTCAATGTAATTTAATGCAGAACCGGTCAATCTTTTAGTCCAATTTTCAACCCCTTCAACTAAATCAGGTATCCAGGAATTCCCAATAACTTTATCATACAATTCATAAAATTTATCTTCAGCACGATCTACAAAATTATCTATCAACTCATTAGAACCTTCTAATTTCTTAAATTGACTAGACACCTCATCACCAAAGCCATCAATATCAATATCAATTTCAGAGTATTTTTTAAATGCATTAAAATCAATATTAATTTTGGATTTTTTGAAGGAAAATCTGTCGGCTTCTATTTCTTCATTAAGCTTCTTTTCATATTCAAGTGCGGCTATACGATTTTGTTCTTCTCTTGCTTGAGTGGTATATAAAGACTTTATAGCAGAAATAGCTCCACCGATACCTACGCCAATACCACCTATTGTTGCAGCTATACCAGTAAAACTTTTAAAGAATCCTAAACTTGAGAATAGAAAAAGTGCTCCTGCGATTTGAGAAAATAAAGTAACACTTTCTTGACTAAAAGAATCAATAATTGGAAGCGAATCTTTTACTAATTTTTTAACCCAATCTTCAACCCCTTCAACTAGGTCCGGTATCCAGGAATTCCCAATAACTTTGTCATATAATTCAGCAAATTTATTTTCAGCGCGATTTGCAAAATTATCTATTAACTCATTAGAACCTTCTAATTTCTTAAATTGGTTAGATACTTCAGCACCAAATACATCAAAATTAATATTAATTTTAGATTGTTTTTCGGCTTCCGCTTCTTCCTGAAGACGTTTCATTATTTCAAGTCGTCGTATACGGTTGTCATCTATTCTCTTTTGATCGGTATGCACAGATTTTATAGTGGCAACAGTTGCGCCGATACCTAGACCGATACCACCTATTGCTTGAACCAGACCGGTAAAACGCTTAAAGAACCCTAATCCTGAGAATAAAAAGAGTGCTCCTGCAATTTGAGAAAACAGCATAACACTCTCGTGACTAAAAGAATCAATGATAGGAAGCGAACTTTTTATTAATTTTTTAACCCAATTTTCAACCCCTTCAACTAAGTCAGGTATCCAGGAATTCCCAATAACTTTATCATATAGCCAATAGAACCAGCGCTCGGCCTTTTTTACAAAATTTTCAATAATTTCTAAAACTTCTTTTAAATTGACAAAAATTTTAGAAATATCAATAGTAGATATAATATTACTAAATTTAGCACTCAACTCTATCAATAGCTTAAGAAATATCTTTAAAGGTTCAACTAAGTAACTTCCAATAAAGGCCGCATTTCTTTTTATATCTGAAAATAGAAATTTAAACTCAGCTTTTATATTAGCAAAAACTAAATTAAAATTTTCAGCAATATCAAAAATACCTAAAGCAAAATCATTAATTACTTTCGCAAATCCAGGACCAGTTCCAAATATTTTTGCAGTAAGCGTTTTATATAAAATGCCTAACGATGTTCCTAAATTTAAAAAAGCTGCACCATATGTAATTTGTATCTCTTTAAAACGCTCACTTATCGTATCTTGTCGTTTCAGTATTGCATTAAAAACTACATCAAATGTTAATTTACCTTCTTCCGCCAATTTCCTTAAATTGCCAAAAGCTACATCCATTCCTTTTGCCAATTCTAAAGCAAAGACAGGCGCAGCTTCAAATACAGCTCTGAGTTCTTCTCCTGCAAATCTGTTGGACGCAAGACCCTGGCCTAGCTGCAAAGTTGCTGAGGCAGCTTCAGCTTGAGTGGCACCTGATATAGCCAAGCTTTTAGTAAATGTTTCCGTAAAAGCCGCAATAGATGCTTGAGAAGCATTAAAACGCTCTCCTGCAAGAGCAACTTTGCCATACAATGTAGCAACAGTATTAAGATTGCTTCTAGTCTCTGTAGAAATAGATTTCACATTCTTAAATGCTTTATTAAAATCTTCTTGTGTATCTGTTACAACTCTTAATTTATTTTGTAAATTAGTAAAATTATCAGCAACAGTAGTGAGTCCTTTTGCTGACAAAGCAACTGTTGCCACTGTGGCGATGGTTGCGGCTAAATTGGCAAATCCTGTAGTAGTTGCTTTAACCTGTGTTTGTATACCCTGTAATGACGCATTGATCTTCTGTAGATCAGCGCGAGCCGCCTTTGAGTCTGATCTAGTTTCAATCTGTATAGCCATAAGTCTCTCTCAAAATTAAACTCCCATACTGTATAAGTATGAGAGTATTAAGGGGTTTTTGTTACAATAACTCCAACGGGTTTTCCAAATCTTAATGCAACAGTTTCCACAAAAAAGCTAGGCGCTTGTTTAGAAGAGCCCTGATTAAGCTTATCAATATATGGAACATTGTTTCTAACTATCGCAGTACCAGGTAAAATTGTTAATGTCCAACTATCTCTTGCAAGTCCTGTATCAACAGGTGTTGCTGCAGAAAGTTGAGATCGCATTTGCAAACCTACTTTAGTTATTTCTTTTTGAGTAATTTTGTCTCTTTCTTTTTTAATACTTTTTATTTCTTTATCAATATTTTTAACTTGTATTTTTAAAGGCATTAGAGTTCTCCTAATACTTTGAGCTTCTCACCACCCTTAGCACCTAATATCTTTCTAAAGAGTGCTGATCTTGCCAGACCTTTAGTTGAGTTTTCTTTTGATTCTTCTTTATTTAAGAATTCTAAACTAGGAAAAAGCTCATGAGGCTTTCCTTTATAGCCTTGAGCAGCAATTAAATAGAACGCCCTAAGATCTTCTCTCCAACCTAATGGGCGTCTATTAAAGTATGCAACCCATTTATTTAACTCGTCATATGGCATTTCTTGTTGCATAAGATAAACAGGCATGCCGACAGAATGGGCAATTTCATGCATAGTTATTTCTTCGGCAGAGAGCTCTACTTTCCCGGCTCTGCCCTCATTCCAGAAAACTGCATTATTTCATTAGAAAGCTTAGTCAATTCATCAATTGGAAATCCTTGAAAATCTTCATCAGATAGGTCTTTAGAATCTTCACATGACATTTGAATTACTTTTCTGATAAGCCCCATACCGGCAGCTTCGTCATCATCACTTCCTTCTGTATTCTTTATTTGTTGTTGAATTTCCATAACTTCTGAAACAGTTAATTTGGAGATTTTAACTTTTTCTCCCATAAAATTAAAATCTTTAGTTATTCTCTTACCGATGAGATTTTTCATCTTACTATTATTCTCCTTTAAAGTCACTTGAATTTGTGGCTTGGAAGTCATCTAATTGCTTCCTCATTTGGTGTAGATGGGACAAGGTCTTAAAGACCTCTTCGGATTTTTCTTGATTGTTCTCAAATTCAGCTACTCGCTCAAAAGTTTTACGAATACTTATATCAATACTTTTTCGCATATGTTTAGCTGTTGTTCTGAGAACATAGCCCATTGTAAAGGGTCTATTTTCTTCACTTATGTCAATCATAACACGCTTCATATAAAAGTGAGGAGCCCCGAAAGACTCCTCACGAAAGGTTTATTGAATAGTAAATGCGCCATAGAACGCGGATTGAACAGACATGGTAATTGTCGCTGTATTAGCATCAGTCAGCTGTGGGTTCAGTAAGAGTGCTTCTACTTTACCAATCCAGAAGTACATACTGTTCGGTACTGAGCCAATACCACCTGGGCCACCTATGGCGTCAGATTCATAACTATCAGGCTCGCTGTTCATCAATGCAAAACGGAACACATACGGAAGGCTGTTACCTACCAAGCCACCCAAGACGGTGCCATCAGCCCAGTCAGCTGCAACGAAATTCACAGAAAGCTCTACAGACGGTGCATCTGATTGTCCCTGAATTTGTTGTGATTGAGATTGTCCATATACAGGAACGTTTACAATATTCGGCGGTGTACCAATTGAAGGAAATTCTCGCACGTTCTTTACGCGCACAAAAGTGTCCGTGGCTGGGGTGCCGCCTACAGATTCAATTTCAGAAGCAAACAAATCCATCCAAGTAGCCGGAAGTGTAGCTCCACCTAAGGTGCTTGTAGCGTTTGCAGGCGAAGCCACCGCGATAGACATGTCGGTAAAAAGGCCTGCGCCAATTGTGGTGATTTGAGTCATTTATTGTACTCCAGTGTAATTAAAAGAGATTGTATAGATTACCCTGTAGAGATTAGTATTATCTCTGTCAAGGTCGCCAGCACCAAGCGAACTCGCTAAAAATTGTGTGACTCCATTGCCACCTGTATTTAGCGACTTACCTACTAGGTACTGATCCAAAATGTCAGCTATGGCAAATGATCTTTTAGGACCATTTCCCGCTGGCGTAAATATATCTATAATTAATTGTCCTGATAAAGAATCTAGTGTTGAAAGAAAACTAGAAGGTACAATAGATATTCTGATGAACTCATTACTTGGGTTCACCGTAATATGATTTTGAGGGTATGTAGGAATGCTTTCAGCAACCCATTCAGCTGTGGCAAAGACAGAGAATATATCGTCCGAGACTTTATCATATTTCATTACAATTCTCGGGTTGCTTTAACAGTTACAACAAAACCATCATCTACAATAGGCGTTCCAATAGACCATTCTTGACCAGATATAGTAACAGTATCATAAGATGATATGTCGCCTACATCTTCTTTTTTAAACATAAGTTCTTTAACTTGCTTATTTCTCAATTCAGTGTCTTTTTTGGAATCATTAACTACTGCTTTTGTGGTAACTACCACTTCAGAACCTTCAATATTCGATCCAGTTCCAAAATTAAAACCTGTTACAGTCTTTTTAGAAAGTACCACATCAGTAGCTAAATCTTGTATTTGAGCATATGCTAATGAGACTTGCTTAGTTACAAGCGATTGATATCCCATTAGTTAGCTCTCCACCACGCATATTGTGAATCGCCTCTTTGCAAAAGAGGCCTAATGTACGATTTAACTACTCCGGAAATATTCCCAGGAGTATTAATGCCGACAAGCTTAATAGAGCCAACGACAAGACTTTTAACACTACCTGTATTATCCAACAGTCCTTCATTATTTAATAAATGAAGTGCTAATTCATAAGTAGCTGTAATGACTCTGTTAGGAATAACATTATCTTCTAAAATAATATCAGCTCCAACTTTAGGGTCAAAATAGCTACCAACTCTTGGCCATGCAAGAGCTTGTGAGTCAGTCACAGCAACGCCGATCCAATTCTGTAAGTCAAGTACAGATGTTGCAGTCACCAATGCTTGACCTTTTCTAGCAGCATCAGCATTGTTGTATGCATCAGCATCTAGCCGATCAGCAAAGTAAGTATCTGCTTCAGCTGTAGTGACGTAAGAATTAGTGTCTTTGACGAGAGCCATGACTACCTCTAATTATGAATGGAATACAGGGAGGATTCCCAAGGTCAGTGCAGAATTAGATTTACGAATCCAGGTACCTGTCGTATCTGCCAGAGTACCACTTGCAACTGAACCAAGAACTGTAGGAGTACCGCCTTCAACAGCATAACCATATTCAGCATCACTTGGGAAAGCATTCTGAGAACCTGCCCAATTGTAACCAGCAGGATGCAGAATATAGCCCCAACGATACCAGATTTCAGTTTTACCACCACCTTGGTAGGCAGAAGCATCACGATCAAACTCAACTTCCTCATCAATAGAGAGCATTGCCATTGCAAGTGCTCCTGGTTGTACGATAAAAGTTGTCTTAGTACCAACAATATCTACACCAACACCAGTATTAATTTTGGTGAGTTCTGCATTGGTAAAGCTTTGAGTAGCACGTGTTTGAATCAAACGAAACTTTCCTTGAAAGATTGTATCGAATTCAACGTTACCATCAACGACTTTAGTCTCATCTACCAGATTTGCAGAGCGCAAAGAAGAAATTACTTCAGGGCTTGCAATCATATAGAAATACGGCGGCTCATAATCTTTGTAAGCCATACCTACAGCCTGAAGAAAACCATTAGCACGTTGAGCACCAATATTTGCAGCAGCAGCATCTGTAATAAGCTTAGATGCACCAAGATCTACATAAAAACCATACTTCTTATCAGTAGGGTCGTTATCCCAAGTTTGGCCACCGAGACCTGTAGCTCCAGAGGCAGCTGCGGCACCATTAAGTGCTTCTGAAAGAGCAACACCCTTACAAACAGCCAATACAGCGTTATGCTCATCTTGAGCTTTGGTTTCACCAAAATCACGAGAGATCTTAGAAAGACCATCTTGCTGTGTAACAAGCTTTTGCAAGTTTACTTTCTCTGCACCGTGGGTACGAGCAGTCTTAACGTAGTTCAAGTACTCTGAACCATAAGTTGTGAATGAACCATCAGCAGAATTCGTCAAAGAAGCTACATTGATGGTAGGATTGAGAGGCTTAAACCAGCGCATTTGACCAATATAGGTCTCTGAACTGGTATCAATATCTTCGGCCGAACCTACAATTCCTGTGCTAGAAAGCTTTCGTGCATTAGTGTAAGCCTCGTCAGAATAAGCAGAAATTGCTTCCTGAAGGGCAAACGCGGTAGCACCAGCTACGTCAACTCGTAAAGTCATTTATTTGTTTCCTATTTTTTGCGAAGTTTACCCTCACCAGCCATTTTAATAACATCGCTTTGAGGCATATCAAAAAGCGATTTAGGTCGGCTAGTTCCGGGACTAGGGGTAATGTCTGTGTTAGTATCCGATCCCGACGACACTTTTGGTTTCAAAAGAAAGGAATTATCTGAAGATTCCAAGAAGCTTTTAGTAGCTTCGACAATTGAAACACCGGTAGAATGTACCCATTCACCTTGTTCATTACGGACCAACTGACTGGCAATAGAATTGAAAGCCATATCACTAGCAGTTGTGTTTCTAAAATCATATGCAGATAGTGCATTTCTAATACTTAAATTTCTTGTAAGCTCAGTATTAGTTTGCTCTAATTTTTCAGCTCTTTGTCTCTCATGCTCTAGTTCAGCTTGAAGTTTTTCTTGATGTTTACCTTCAGCTTCCAGTCGCGCAAGTTCATTTTTACGAGCTTCCTCTTCTAGCTTCTTTTTCGTTTCGATAGCTTCGTCACGAGCTTTATAAGCATTCTCCAAATTTTCTTTCATTGGAGCAAGAGCTGCATCAATTCCTTTCTGAATTTGTTCTTCAATTGATAATTCAGCAGGTTTAGCATCCGTATTTACTTCTATTTTGCTGGGAGACACCGTAGTATCTTTCTCAGTATTTTCAGAAGTAGTATCATCATTTTCGGCCATAATTTTTTTATCCTCAAGTACAACTTAAGACACAGTGTACAACACTATGATTTGAAAAAGGGCATGAATGTATCGTACACATTCATGGGTTAATTTAACGGGGCTTTCTTTAGCCAATGCCATACCAGCTTAAATCATCTTCAAAGACCTCGTCAATGTCTCTAAGAATATCTTCTTCGCGTAAAATATCAGTATCAGTCAATAATCTTCCACCAACTCTAGATTTACCTGGAACGGGGATAAGACCTGTTTCAATGGCTTCATCCAAGTATTTATTATAAATATTTCTAGGCAAACCTCTTGCCAACATTTCATCTAATGTCAATTTTATAGTATTTGATTTCAATGCTCTTGCATACAATTTTCTTAATGCGGCCTTAGCTTCTAGCATTTCACCAGCATTAGTAAAGAAAGCATCATGGACTGTTGCAGTATCAACCTTATTATCTCTACCCCAAAGATGAAATCTCTTTACCAGTACAGCATCATTTGAGTGCGTCCCATTTACTGCATAAGCAGTTCTAGCTTTAGTAACATCAGCAATATCATTTATATTTCCTTGATCATTTATTAATTGTTCCCACCATGATGCTTCTGTCTTTTGCTTAATACGCATTATATTTGTAATCCACTCACCAGCTTTATTTCTGTATGAAAGTCTTTGTTCGAAAGATTGTGTAAAATTTTGCTCTAATATTTTGTTGTCAAAATTAACCCATGGGACATTGGTCCACTTTTTAGGTAATTCATTTGCTCTTAAGATCTCAAGTTCAAATAGCTTTTTAACTTTTGCTATTTCAACTTTATATTTAGCTCCAGTTCGCCTATCTCTAGGGTCGACCACACCAAATAGTATTTCTGATAAATTTCCATTTGGTCTCCAAAAACCAAATTTACTTAACACTTTTTCTTCAATTGTTTCGTTTGCGCTAGTTCCTAATATTTCAGCCGTTCTTGGAGAAAGTTTATAACCTCTTTCTTTTGTACCTAATAGTCTTTCTTTTGCAATAGATACCCAAGAAAAATTACTGTTAGAAGGCTTAGCATGTGTTAAAAATTCTTCAGCAAGTTTTCCCATAAATTTTGT